TTAGATGCTCTAATAAACCATTACGGTACAGATAAAGCAATAAGTGGTTACTCTAAAAGTTATGAATATCTATTTAATGATATTAAGAATGATGTTACTTCTTTATTAGAAATAGGAATTGGAAGTTTAGATGCTAATGTAGATGGCAATTTTAGACAAATTATAGAAAGTGATTATAATGGAGTATCATACAATCATTATAAGCAAGGCGGATCACTAAGAGTTTGGAGAGATTATTTTCCTAATGCGCAAGTCGCTGGAATAGATATTGCTGAGGACTGTAAATTTACAGAAGCTAGAATCTGTACTTACATATGCGATTCTACAGACAAACATGCTTGCGATAAACAGTTGAGTACTTCTATGTTTGATATTATCATAGACGACGGTTTACATAAAGCGGCTACTCAATTACAAACATTAAAAAACTTTTTTGGCCGAACTAGATTTGGAGGTTTATATATTATAGAAGATTTAGGAGGTGGATGGGACGAACAAAAAAATATGTTTTTGGAATACGAAGAAGAGGTTAAAAATATAATAAAAGATCATGAGTATTGGTTTGATACAAATATTCTCGTGATAAAGAAAAATGGTTCTAAAAGAGGTCAGTTAGGATCTATAACTGATTTTAATAATGATGATGTACTAGTAACTCAAGAAGAACCAATTGGAGCAATAGAAAAGGCTGGATACGAAAAACCTTACAACGATTCTTTAGCGATTGCTTTACATTATTTAGGTCAGAATTTTAAAGACATATTTGTATTTCAAGCGGGAGCAATGGACGGAATTACTTTCGACGACATGAGAGGCTATATTGACAAGTATAGTTGGGGAGGAGTATTTGTAGAACCAATACCGGAAGTATATGAAAAGTTAAAAAGTAATTTAAGCACGAGATCTAATCACATATTTGAAAACGTAGCAGTAGCAGATTACGACGGAACTTTAGAGATGATGTACGTTCCTGATAGTAAAATACAAGAATATGATTTACAATTAGGCTATAAAGGAATGGCAACTGCATTTCCTCCAAGAAATGGTTTCGGCTCAGATTACGAAAGAGACGTTTTTGTAAAAGATAACTACTCAGAAAAAATAAATGTAAAGTGTCTTACTCTAGATTCTATATTAAAAAATAATAATGTAGAAAAAATAGATGTGTTCTTGACAGATACAGAAGGAATGGATTGGGAAATATTTAAACAATTAGATTTAACCAAGTACAGACCTAAGTGTATTAGAGTAGAACACATGAATCTTTTTCCAGAAGAGTTATCTGCATTAAAAGAAAAATTAGAAATTGGGGGATACGTTTATGAAATTGGTTCGCAAGACGTAGAAGCAATTGATATTGCATTTGCAAAAGAAATTCCTGAAAATTACGATTGGAAAAAACAAAAAAGTAAATTAACCGTAGTCACTGGTCTTTGGAATATTGGTAGACCCGGTAGATCTTTCGACCATTATTTAGAGTGTTTCGATAAGTTGTTGAAAGTAGATGTTAATATGTTCATCTTCATACCAAGAGAATTGGAAGATTTCGTTTGGCAACGAAGAAGTCCATCTAACACTGCAATTAAGTACTTCGAATTAGACGATATTAAAAATATGTTTGGACCTTTTTGGGACAAAGCACAAGAGATTAGAACCTCAGAAGATTGGTTGAATAGAGCTGGTTGGTTGGCTGATTCTCCTCAAGGGAGTTTAGAGTGGTACAACCCAATAGTCATGTCTAAGATGTCGTTATTGCATGATGCTTCTATATACAATACTTTCGATACCGATAATCTTGTTTGGATAGACGGCGGAATTACGAACACTGTAAATTATAACTTATTAATAGCCGACAGATTCTTTGATAAGTTAGAGAAGTATCTAGATCCATTCTTATTCGTACAGTATCCTTATCCTTACTATGGACAGGGCGTTAAAGAAGTACATGGATTTGAATGGGACGCATTGAACAGAATGGCAGGCGGAACTGTTGAGTGGATATGTAGAGGTGGATTATTCGGCGGAAATAAAGAAGCAATAAAAGAAGTTAACTCTTATTACTGGCACTTATTAAACGATTCTTTGAACGAAGGCCTTATGGGTACAGAAGAAAGTTTATTCTCTATATTAGCAGAAAAATACCCAGAAATATGTAGATCTACTAGAATTGGAATTAACGGACATATTCAAGAGTTTGTGGAAAAAGCATTAGATGACACAGCTGAATTACAACCTATCCCGGAAAGTAGAGCTAAGTTACAAAAGAAATCTGTAGACGTTGACAAATTAAAAATGTCTATCTATATGTTGACCTTTAATTTTCCATATCAAGTAGAACATACTATTCAAACTTGGTTAAAGCATCCTAAGTTTATCACTAACACTAGAAATATTTTAATCGATAACTCTACTAACGAAGAAGCAAGAATAGAGAATGCTAAACTTTGTGAGAAATACGGATTCGAACATATCATAACAAACGAGAATACCGGAATTAACGGTGGTAGATTCAGAGCAGCTAAACACTTCCAAGAATCAGATAGTGATTATTACTTATTCTTAGAAGACGATATGGGTATCCATCCACCAGAAGAGATTGGATTTTGTAGAAACGGATTTAGATTGTGTGTAGATAATTTATATGATAAGATTTTAAAGATAATGCACGGAGGATCTGATGTAGACTTTTTAAAATTATCTTTCACTGAGGTTTATATGGACAATAACATTCAAGTGTCTTGGTACAATATTCCTCAAGCAGTAAGAACAGAGTTATATCCTGATTATGATAAATTGCCTGAACATGGATTAGATCCTAATTGTCCAAGAACTGTATTCGATAAGATAGAATTCGTAGATGGTTTAGGTTATATTACTGGAGATGTTTACTACGCTAACTGGCCAACTATATGCGGAAAGAAGGGCAATCAAAAGATGTTCTTAGATACTACATGGGAAAGACCTTACGAACAGACTTGGATGAGTTACATGTTCCAAGAAACAATCAAAGGTAATTTAAAACCTGCAGTATTATTAGCGAGCCCAGTTCATCACAATAGAATCGCTCACTACAAACCAGAGGAAAGACGAGAGAACTAATATTTATTAGAGTATGCCATTTATCCAATTTGAACCATTTACTCTTTCATTCGAAGCAGAGTCTACCATCTATCAAAAAGAGGTTAGATGTCAAGTGAACGAAAACGATTTTAATTATACGCTTAACCCGTCTGCAATTAAGGCGGGAACAAGCGGATCTTATATTGACGCTGTAACAGGTTCAGAGTTCAGACCTTACGTAACAACAGTAGGAGTATACAATGACTCAGACGAATTGCTAGTGGTAGGAAAACTATCTACTCCTTACCCAGTTCCACCAAATACCGATTCGGTATTTGTTATTCGTTGGGATAGCTAAGATATTTATTAGAAAGCAGTCTATGTCAAATTGGTTATACGAAGGGAAACAGCTTACTCAACTAAAAGATTTCCCAGACGATGTTGTAGGATTTGTCTACAAAGTCACAAACAATAAAACCGGCAAATTCTACGTCGGTAAAAAAATCCTTAGAAACGTATTAACGAAAATTCTAACAAAGAGAGAAATTTCAGAGTGGATTAAACCAGGGCGTATCCCAAAGAAAAGAAAAGAGATCAAAGAAAGTAATTGGGCGGACTATTATGGTTCTAGTAAATTAATAGCAGAGGACATTAAAACTTTCGGCAAAGAAGCATTCACTAGAGAGATATTAAGAGTTTGCACCACGAAGAAGCAGATGAGCTATTGGGAGACCTATTATCAAATGACATTAAGAGTATTAGAGGTAGAAAGTTATAACGAGAATATAGCAGGCAAATGGTACCGCAGGGACGTCAATCCAATCACACCCGAGCTCCAGAACGAAGACGAATAAGATTTACGATAGAATATTAATACAAAATAAAAGGGAGCCCAAATGAGCTCCCTTTCTTATTTACTAACAATAAAACCCTAATACATTAGACTTCTGTGCTGTATTCCTTCTAAAAACTCTTCTTGGCCTTCTTTTGCCAAACTGAAATTGTCAGGGAAAATCCAAGTGTAAGGTATATTTTTGGTCGCTC